AATTTGTAATTTATTACCAAAGTCATTGATTAATCTTTTCTCGTTATATTCAAATAATAGCTCTGATATTTTCATTAGATTATTAATCTCCAAGATGCTGCATTATATGGGCCTTCATAACCAGCAACCCATGCATTACCGTTCCATTGTATTTGTGCATTAGATGAATTATTTTCAACAAATTGAATATTACCAATATTATTTACTGCCGAAAATGTTGTAATCCATGTATTAGAGTTATATGTAATAATATCATTAACATTTGCAACGTTAGAAGCTAATGGCCAAACATTACTGGAATTAATATTGGATGACCCAATCAGAAGATAACTTTGCCCAATGGCTTCAGTGGGAAGTCCGTTAATACCAGGTGCTTGCTTCAATGGATCAACAATCCCAGTAATTGGAGAAAGTGTATTAATTGGTAAAGTTTCCGAATCAATATTATATAATACGGTTGTAGAATCAGTTGGATCAACAGTTATTGTTCCAATTATTTCATTTGCGGAATCGTCATATGTTAATCGAATTTCTGAAACACCTGGACGCAAATTTCCATAAACAGATAATATAGCATTCCAATCCAATGGTTGACCATATATATTCGAATTATTTGTATTTGTTACCCCTTGATTCAAAATACGAATTGTATTGTTTTTAACATATAATCCATAATTATTATATGTAACAACCTGACGCGTCCCATAGATAAGATCGTTTAAATCACCAATCCCATTAATATCTGTTATAACTTTAAATATAACTCCCATCTTACTAACATTTGTCGGGAGAGTTAGCCAAATTGGAGATTCAAATTGTAAAGTTGAAATATCATAACTTGTATCATTACTTTGCCCAACTGGAATAGATCGACTTGACCAAACCGTATCTGTTAATTCAAGATAAGATAAACTTTCCCAGGCTAAAAAATTATCTGTTTGTTGAATTTCTAATGCCGGATTAAATAATGGCAAAATTTGTTCCATTAATTGCATTTTTTGCTGAGTATTACTTGTAACAATGTCAACTTTAACTTCTAATTTATAAGGAGCAGGCATTAATCTTTTAATTGTGTAGGCATTTGCTTGTGTTGGTAAATAAGCATTTTCGGTTTCATCATATTGTCGAGTCCGAATACTTTTTGAACTTTCATATGTTGGACTCTGTGTTCTATCACGATCATATTTAAGATTATTAATGTAAACACTAATCATTGGAATAGATGGCATTGTATTTTCTGAATTTAACCGTTGAATAGTTGCTGCCTGAAAAGAACCATCACCCCATATAACAGGGACTCGAGTATATAATTGATTTCCGGCAGAATCCAAATTATATTGAACCGTGAATTCACTGAAGATACGCATAATTTGCAGTATCCATTTTCTTAACTGAGCGTCATAAAAAAAATTTTGGGCCATTATTTTTTACCTACATTTCTAAAAAGTTCGAGTTCTGTAATCAGCCGAAATTTTAGACCATTCTTTTCGCAGTATTGTAGAGCGTATGCCCACTTACTTTGATTACGAATAATTTGGGCCTGATTTATCTTACTTTTTGTTTTGGTTTGACCTGTTTGACTACTGGGCTTAATTTCAATAATTTCCCCATGTTTAATTCCGGAAGAGTCTAGATATATCATTAAAAAATCCGGAAAATATCTTTTATTTTTTCCAGTTAAGGGGTCTTTGTAGGGAATGGCAAAAGGTTCGGAAGCCCATTGTAATACGCTTGGATGATTATCCAAAAAAGCCATAAAAGAACTTTCCCATGAAGATCTAAAAATAGGAGCGTGTTGCCCGATATATTTTTCTTTATTTTTTATATTGTAGAGTCCTTTTGCAAATTTAGACATCAGGCCGAAATCTCCCGTGAAATAAACAATGGAGTCGCTTGGGTTGGGATAACCCCTATTAATGCATTTTGGGCTCTTACTGAATTCATTTGAGCAGCCAATGTTAAATCAGAAATTGTTCCATTTTCAATTTGCTGAATTAATGTAATTGGGTCCAAATTCATATTTTGTGATATTAATGTATATGCTTGAACTAATTCATCAACAACAATTGAATTGCTGCTTTGTGTTTCCGCAAATGCACGAATGTAATCAAAATTATTTCGATTTATACTGGATGTTTTTGTTTTTATAGTTGCCATAAATTATCCTACTGTTGGTGGATTTCCACTCGTGCCAAAATCTTGTAAAATTGTTGGGACTCCTATAATTGAACTACCGGATGAAATTTGAGCGGCAGAATCAATTGAGGAAGACGATCCCGAAACCGAATCTAATACCGTAGTTACAGAATTTACCCCGCCACTATTTATAATGTTCGTTGTTTCATCTGTAGCATTTTCAATAACATTGGTTGTGTCCGTCGAAGTTGTAGATACTGAACTCGTTTCGCCTAATGGACTAACAGTGTTATCAAATAAAGAAGATGTTACTCGATCCCAACTAGCCAATTCATCATTTTCTAATTGACCGGAATTATACAAAACAGTTTCATAATCAATCGTCATTTTATTTGTCATAAAATCCGAATCCGCCGAATCTAACTGATCATGCTCGTAACTTGTTATTACTGGATTTACTAATACAAATTCATTATATTCTGGACCAATAGATACATCAACAGATCTATTAAATTGATAAATTCTTATACTATCAAAAAATAAATTTGGTCGATTAAAATTTGAACCCGCGACAGGTGTAATCTGAGTTCCCGTATCGGATGTTTGAACAGTGTCTAATCCATAATTATCAAAAGTTGAACTATAAATTGAGCTAACATTGCCATTGGATTGAGCCCACTGAGTAGGTATATTTATACCCTGTGTTTGCGTCTGATCCCAATTAACATAACTAGAATCAGCATTCATATATTGATAATAAGCATATAAAAAATGATCAATCGTATTAATTGTATCATCCCACAATGTTATTTGAACTGATTCATAATTTGTTTTGGTTGTATTAATACTCCATTTATTATATTGATTCTTTTTAACAATTTCAAATTTAAGCTGTGGTAAAACAACAGTTTTTGCCAATACGCCAAGTATCGGTAAATTATTAGGCTGCCAATTTATTCTATTACTGGTTATTGCAGTAGATAATGATTGATTAATAGTTGTTAGAGCGCCCGAATTTAATTGAAAATATACATGAAACCAATTTTTAGTTTTTGGTGCAAAACTATTATTGTTTGGGCTAAAAATTTTGGATGCATGTCTATAGTCACGCAATGTTATATCAGGATTAGCTGATATTGAAGTAGTCGACAATAATTGTTGTAAAACGCTCATGCATGTATTTATGACCAAACAAAAACGACTTCGATTAATCGAAGTCGTTTTTGAAAATTTAATTTAATATTAGATAAGTATTGAACTCGATGTCCGTGTACCAACCGTGCCAATACCACCGGCAGAATTTCCACTCTGGAGAGCATTATCGAATACGACATCAAGTTTAATAGTTAATGGTTCAGAACTTTTATAATCATTATCACCATAAGATACTTTCTGAATATATGCACCAACAATATCCCACTCTTCTAAGACAACGGGATCGACTGTTCCATTTCCACCATCCAAAACCTGCTGAATTAATTCAAATTTATATGCCCCGGATGCAGAAGCGGATGCTTGATTTAAAAAATCAAATTGCCGTTGCATTTGCTGGCCAACCAATGCACTAACTGATCCATTAACATCATCACGCAATTCAATAGATAGTGGATCCCATTTAACTTTGCCTGCATAGTGAATTTTAGAATTATATACATCTATCACTTGATCTTCAAAATCAGCAGAAGGACGAGTAATTGTCATTACCTGTTTAGTCAATTCTGTTGTTGTACTGCCCGCGCCAAATCCGACAAATAATATTCGAAAACGGTACTTCAATTTTGGCATTAATAATCCCTGACCCGAGAGACCAGAATCAAGTGGAACGGTCATATTTAATAAAGAGCCTGTTGCTCCGGCCATATTGTATCTCCTGTACTACAAATATCTTATAATGTTATTTATGCAAATCTTAGATTTTTAGAAATCGTTTTAATTTTTGTTCTAACTACCAATCTTATAACGTATATCAGGGAAGTGGTCTAAATTTTCTTTAAAATATTCTTGATTAACAGCTATATATTTCCCATGTATATAAATTTCATACCCTTTACTCATTGCTTTTTCAAGATTATCATTTCGAAATT